TTCCGCGATTTCGGCGTATTCGCCGCGCTCCCACATTCCAGCAACATCCGCGCCAGTCGTGGTTTTTCTCTCGCCAAGGAGGGCGTAGGCGAGGGTATCCAGTTTTGTAAAATCCCGCCCTCCCCACATGTATTGAGTGTCGTTGATAAACCGATCCCAGGGCTTGATAGGCCAAGGGAAGTAAGAGGGCAGGGTGATACCGTGAACAACGCACCGCTTGAAGATAAATCCCAAATCAAATTCGACGTTATGCCCTACCCACGTGATGGCGTAGTCATGAGCGGAGGAGTAATCTCTTGCCTCTTGCACTTTCTCGTCAATCCCGTTTAGGGCGCGGACTATCGTTAAATCCTCGCTCTCTCTGCCACGAGTAGCGCTGTCGATTTTGCCGCCGTCCACTGCCCAAGCAATCGAGACAATCTCACCGAACGCCCCGTCAAACACCGTCTTTTGCCGAGCATCTTCCTTTGCCTTCTCGATCTTAGCGGGGTCTTTAAGGCGGCTATCCACCTTCAATAAATCCTCTGGAACATCGGTTCCGGCTATTGTCTCAATATCGATTGTGATGTACATTATCTTACCCACCTTTCGCCGTTGCATTTTGGGCAAATATCAACCGTTAGGCTGTCCTTGACAGGCACATACCCGTTACCGGCGCACTCTGGGCATTCAACCATTTGCCCAGCATCCCAAGCCTGTCTAATCCCACCAAGCCCTAGAGCGGCATTCATTCCGTTGACATATGCAATCGAACGCGCTGTAGCGGCCTTGTCTGCAATCTCCTGGATCTTCTCTCTAGTCTGTCTCATTGGGGGTCTCCTTTGTGCGGGTGTTCCATGCGGCCGCCAATTCAGCTTCCGTGTCGGCGATAACAGCTACTGCGCGCCAAGTGCCTTCATGCTGGCATTTATGTGAAATCTCATAACCGATTTTTGTCATGAGAACTGCGGGCAAATCATCACAAAACGGGCAAGACTTATATTCATTCATCTCTCGTCTCCTTTCACGATTTCGCCGCTTGGCCGGGAAGCTCTCCATAAGCCCTATCCCCAACCACAATGCAGCCGTATTTGTTAATCAGGCGCTTGTTCAACCAGTCCTTGATAACGCCACCGATAAACATGCAGGTAATGCACAGGATTAAAAGAATGCCGCCGTGTACGATTGAGTCAGTCATTGGGGTTCTCCTTATGTTACGTCGACATATTCCATGCAGGTTTTAAGCAGATGATCGTAATTCCCTGACGTTGCCTCATTTTGGAATTTGTCCACATCTTCCTGCGGGACACCGTGACGCTTGAGTGCCCTTCGAACACGGGCTACAATGAAAAAACCATTTGCTTCTTCGCCCGATAGATTGACGCTAACGTCTGGGTATTTTGGTTCACTCATCTCTCATCTCCTCCAGTCCTTTTGCTTTGGCGATGATTTCGTCTGCTTCCACAATCAGTGTTTCAAAGCCGGGTTTAATTGCGTGGTATTTTACGGCAGCTTCAAGCCACGCCAGTAAGTCAGGAGCGGCGGCGATTAGGCGGGCCTTATCATCCCATCCTTCCGTTCCGCACATGTGAGCATTTGTTAGACGTTCTCCGTCACCGGTATAAACATGAACCGCGCCAAACATATCCCCGCCAACCTTCCAAGATTTTTCACTCATCTCTCATCTCCTCCAGTTCCTCTATTGCGTCGGCGATACATGCCTTTATCCGTGAGTTTTCAGGGCAATAAGCAAGCATGTCGCGCAGGTTGTTGTAGTGGGTGGCCCATTCGTAATCCCATGCCTTTTGGCTGTATGCGCGGGCCTGTTTTTCTCTTGTCAGGATGTTCATATCCAGTCTCCTAAAAAGCCCCCGCCACCACAGGGAGGTAAAGGCAGCGGGGGAGGGAGTTAGCAATCACTCGTATTCCCGTTGTTGCAGACCGCTTCAGGAGCCGCAGGGGGAGCGGAATTCGTCGCATCACCGCTCTGGCGTTCGCTGCAATAAGCACCGGGATAGTCAGAGCATTCATCTGCAAGGGCTATCGTGGGGAACGCTATGAGAGCGAGGGTGAGAATTGTTTTCATTTAGTGTCTCCTTGGGATTGCTTTTTGTATGCCTCAATCAGGTGGGTAACCACGCGGTCCGACATGTAATCGTTATCTGCCATCAAGGACTCATGTACCCATGCGGATATCCGAAAGTCCCGAAGGCGGAAGAAGTTTTCAAAGTAGTTGTAACGGTCCCGGCTTCCTGTAATTGAAACAGTGCCCTTTGTCGGAGAGTCGGCGTCTGCGGTGAACGGGTGTTCAGTAACCCGTATGTATTCATCACTGGCTGAGTTGATTTCCTTGCCAGCAAGAGGGCCACCAATAGCAATGCCGATATTCCGGTTGTTGCGCTCCCTTACGAAACTCTCCATCAACATGACGTTCATCACTCTCTCCTAAAACATCGCCAGAACTGATTGCAGGGCACCCCAGAGGTAAGCCCCGTCGAGGTAGAGAGCCGGGCCAGAGGCAAGAACAGCAATTACAAATATGCTTATCGCCGCTTTTTTGAGTTTCTCTGTCATGGCTCTCTCCTTAGTTATTGCTTGGCAATGAGTTCTGGTGCGGCGTTGATAATTTCAGCCGTCATGTTCGCTGCAATATCTTTGCTGGCTGCGACCATTTCATCGGCGCAAATAGCAACAATTTTCTGGGAAAGACTTTCGTTAAGGGTTAGTTCAATATTTCCACACGCGCCCTTAAATCCGATCCGACCGGACAGCCGACCCTTGTTTTGGCCGTAATCGCTTCGTGTGATGTAAATTTTGTCTAGTTGCATCTCGTCTCTCCTTGGTTTGATAAGGAGATAATAGTCTAAGAAAATTAGAATGTCAATAACATTATTCTGAATAATTTAGATTTAACGATTTGTACATGAGAGAATAGTCTGGCATTATGTATACGTTAGCGGGTGCTAAACGACGGGAAGCTGGCAGGGAATAGCCATCGCAGCCCTACGGAATCTAGGCAATGCGGGGAATACAATGTCGAGAGAAAAAGTTGATGAAAGGGCGCGTTTAGACGCCTTGATGGGGGTGGCTTATGAGTCGCCGGTATCGTTTGATGTTTTGGAAGTTTTAAGCAGGGGATTGGATGAAACCGCACTGGCTATCTTGTGTGCCAATGTATCGACACTACCACAATATATGAAATCAAGTGAAATTCCGTATCTTTCACGAAGCCGGATGGCGTTGCGTATCGATATCGGGTGAGTGCCGTTTTCGCACTGACTATAGCTTTTATAAGGGACTTTGGCTTCCCTGGCATAATCGGTCATATTTTCAAAACCGAGTGCCTCCCTTGCGGCTATTAGCCGACGAGCCATATCACCATATTCTTTTTTATTGAGGTCCCTTTTCATGGCCGGACTATAGCAAATCAGGGTCAATCGCGCGCCCGAAAATATTTTTCCATTGACAAAGTCTGAAAAAATTAGATAATATGGGGTATGAAGAACACAACTTTAACCCCACGGATTTTGATTGACACGCTTGGCCGGAAGACGGTTGCCAAGGCTGTCGGTGTCAAAACGGTTACCGTTTCTGCGGCTTATGTGAAAAACGAACTTCCTTCGGCTTGGTATTTTGCCGTCAAACAGCTTGCCAAGCAAAAGGGCATAAACGTTCTGGAAGAATGGTTTTCGTTTAAGCGTCCGCCTGCGGAGTAATTTATCCAGCCGCTTAACATCGGCCTTAATGGAGGATTTAGTCTTGTTGGTTTCTCGCGGCCCAAACAACACGGAAGCACGATACATAGGTGGAGAGAATTTCTTCCCTAGTCGTGCCATCTCCGAACTTGTGAACGGTTTTACCTTCAACAATGAAGATGCGTTCCATGAGGGTATCGAAGTCAACCGCCGCAAGCTGGACAGGGCAGAAGCCACCGCCCGCAACTATGCCAAGCCAAACCTGAAAGAGGTATCCAATGGATAAGGATGAGGTTTTTTTGAGAGAGGCCGCAAAATACTTCCGCAAACAAGCCGCAAACTCCAAGGAAGACATGGCGCATTGGGCGGGTGTTTATAACGCGGAAAACTGCGAGCGCATAGCAGACAGGATTGCGTCGTTATCCAACCTGAAAGAGGTGGGGTGATGGAGTGGCAACCGATTGAAACCGCGCCGATGGATGAAGAATATTTAACCTATGGGAGATACCCCACGAACTGGGGGCATGAGGTAAGGCACATAAGAAAAAGCACGCTTAAAAACCAGTCGCTCTTGAGGATGCAATTAAAATACGCAACCCACTGGATGCCCCTCCCGGAGCCTCCGAAATGATCCAGTACATATGCGCCATCCTTCTGACAGGCATAGAGACGTTTAGCGCGATCTACGCATTTGGACACGGCGATTACTGGGGAGCCAGCGGATACGCAGCAGCCGCTTTATTTCTGCTCTATTACACATATCAGGAGATACCGAGATGACGCATACACCGGGGCCTTGGGAGTGGGTGCCAGACCGATTTAATGGCGGGTATTCTGGAATAGCTTCACAAGCGACAGGACAGGAGGTTTTGTTTCCCAATCACAGAAACGAAGGTGACGACGGGGACGCTTGGTTTGAGGACTTTCCATCCGAAGCAGACAAACACCTAATCGCCGCTGCACCTGACTTGCTGGAAGCGCTGGAGGCGATACGAGAAGATTTCAAATTCTGTAGCGATGTGCGTGGAATATTGGCAAGCAAGGCTGACGCCGCCATCGCCAAAGCAAAAGGAGAAACACCATGACAATCCTCAAGTGGGCACTAACCAAAGACTTCACACACATGGTTCTTATGGTTGGCGTGTTGCTTGCCTATAAATGGGCTTTTGATGCGGGGTTGGTGTGAAGATTCTTAATCCAATATCACGCAAAAATCTTTATCAATGTTACGTCATAGACGGACTAACAAAAAGAGAGTGTGCCGAAAAACTAAAAACTACGTTGTCTGCCGTAGAATACAGAATAATAAAATACGGTATATGCCCAAGAAAAAGGGGCGTATCTGGCGAGAGAAATCCTCGATGGGGTGGGGATAAAATAAGTTATACCGCATTTCATAAAAGAGTATACGCGGCGCGCGGCAAGGCGACTAAATGTGAGGTATGCAAATCAAAAAATGAAGCAGCATATCATTGGGCAAATATTACAGGAAACCTAGGTGATGTCTTTGATTATAAGCAAATGTGTGCTTCCTGTCATAAGAAGCACGACGACAAGATAAACCCTCGCAAACCGAGAACGTGTGCATACTTTTTGGCTGACGGAAAGAGCTACGAAAGTCTCGCTGCATTAATGGCGGCGCACGGCATATCCAGACAGACAGTATATAATCGCTGCGCTTCACCAAACTTTCCTTCATGGGAGCGGGTTAAATCATGAAGGTTCTCGCCCTCGATACGGCCACCAAGACGGGCTACTCGCTACCCGGCAGGACAGGTGTTTTAGACTTCACTGCGGAACTGGCGGCAACCCGTGATTATGGCCGGATAACGTATCTGTTTCACGGCGCGCTTGCCGATCTTCTGGGAGACGTTCAGCCGGACTTGGTGGCGATTGAAACCCCCATCATGCGCGGCTCTGGATCGTTCCTTTTGATAGGCCTTGCACAGACGGCGCACGCTGTTTCCTACGCCCATAATATACCACGAACAGAGCGAAAAATACAAGACATTAAGGAGTTTGCAACCGGCAAACGGAAGGCGGACAAAACCGCCGTACTGAATGCACTCAGAGACAAAGGCTTCGAGTGCGGGACTAACGATGAGGCCGACGCATTGGCACTCAGGCTATTGGTGGAGAGTGAGATATGAGCATGACAATAACAGAAAAAACATTATCAAAAATGAAAATGTTGTGTGAAACAACCGATCTATCTTTTGTCCAGATAGCGGACGAGTGTGGTGTTGCGCCCTCAACCATTTCACGGCACTCCATCAGTCACGGTTGGCAGAGGCCAGAGGGATATATCAGGCCCGCAGGAGACAATCGCGGCCCGTCTGAATTGATCCTTGGTTTCGCCCACAAACTTTACGACGAAGGCTGTTCAATAAATGAGATTGCCAAGCGAATAAACAGATCGCCATCAACTGTATCTGGCTACCGCACCCGATATGGGTGGGTAAGAAAAAGAGCCGAACCCAAGCTGGTGGATGAAAAGGACGACGCATGGCCCAAGGTAACGGCTGAATGGCCCGACACAGAGCGTTTTGACACGCCTACGCGCCATTACCACGATCTTGACAGAAACTTTCTTCCCATGTCCGGGCTTTCATTCTGGAAAGCGGCATGAGGCACATTTCCGAAATCCTGAAAAAGATATTGGAGGATATACGTGAACAGCGTAGAGGCTGAACAAGACCTGCTTGGCGCAATCCTGATTGACAATCGGGCGGCGCATATGGTTTCCGACTTTCTCCGGGCGGAGCATTTTTCTGAGCCTGTGCATGGACGTATTTACGATATGTCCCTGAACATGATTTCACGGGGGAATGTTGCCGACCCTGTGACGCTGAATTCCTATTTCAAATATGACCTTGACGAGATGGGCGGTGCGTCGAAATACCTTGCCAGCCTTGCCGCAAACGCCACCACTGTTATCAATGCCAAGAGTTATGGTGAGGCGGTGCATGATGCCTACCAGAAACGCCAGTTAATTGAGATTTCAGAGGGTGTGAAGGGGGATGCAGAGCACCGAGATACCACCGCAGCCGAGCAGATAGAAAACGCTCTTGGCGCGATACTGGAACTCTCTGGTGAGCAGACAAATGAAGTCGTTAAAATGGATACCGCGCTAAACCGGGCCATTGAGCTTATCAACGACGAACGGGACGGGAAGATAGTTAAACTCCCCACCGGAATCAAGACCATAGATTATGCAATCGGCGGGGGATTAAGAACGCCTCACCTGATTATATTGGCAGGCCGTCCGGGGATGGGGAAAACCGCCCTTGCCGTCAATATCGCCAACAACATCACGAAAGCCGGAATACCTGGGCTGTTCTTCTCTCTTGAGATGGGAGCGGAGGAACTTATGCAGCGCATTCTATCGGCGGAATCCGGGATTGATGCCAGCAAACTTGAGCAGGCCGATTTAACCGATTTAGAGCTTGAAAAGCTGATAAGCCACCAAGCCAGAATTGCCGGAAATCCATTGTATATCGACGATACGGCAGCGTTGAATATCGACCAGATAACCAGCCGCGCCAGAGTGTTCCATGAACGCTATGGAATCCGCTTCATCATGGTGGACCACATCCAGAGAATGCGAGACCCGCAAGGGGTAAATTCCAACAGAACATTATCCCTTGGCAGGACCGTTCAGGGGCTAAAGAACATCGCCAAGACATTACAGATTCCCGTGATTGCCCTGTCACAATTAAACCGGGGGGTGGAGGAGAGGCCAAACAAGCGGCCCAACCTCTCAGACCTGCGTGAGAGCGGCGAAATTGAGCAGGAGGCGGACATTGTGGCCTTCCTGTACCGGGAAGCCTATTACGCGGAAAGGGCGCTTAGAGACGAGCAGGACGCCAGCAAACGCACAGAGCTTCAAATCACCCTGACACAATGCACCAACAAGGCGGAATTTATCGTGGCAAAAAGACGCGGTGGCAGGCCGTCAACACGCGACCTGTTCTTTAAGCCGGACAATGTTCTATTCGGAGATTTACAGTTATGAGTTTTCAGGCAATGGCTGCGGCCATCAAAATCAGAACAGGCAGCCCTGCAAGCAAAAATGTGCTTTTGGTGCTGGCTAATTATGCGGATGAAAACAATGAGTGTTTCCCATCTGTAAGCCGTATTTCGAAAGACACAGAAATATCAGAAAGAAGCGTTCACCGGGCGCTTAATCATCTCGTTGAGGGAGGATTTCTTTCTATAAAAAAACGCTTCAAAAACGGTAAGCAAGCGTCATCAAAATACAGACTGACATTATGGCAGTCAGACAAAAAGCAGACTGCCAAACCTGCATTACAGACTGCCAAATCTGCAATTACAGACTGCCACAGTGGCAGACATAACCTATCACTAGAACCTATCACTAAACCTATAGATCAATTTGAAGAGTTTTGGAGCCTTTATCCAAAGAAGGTAGCCAAGAAAAAAGCGCATCAGAAATATAAACTCATCATCAAAAACAAGGAAGCCACTGCCAAGCAAATGATAGAGGCCCTAAAACTCTACTGTGACAAGGTGAAGGGTAAAGACGCTGAATTCATATTACACCCCACAACATGGCTAAACGGCGAACGCTGGCTTGACGACTACGGCCCCCGCGAGAAAACAGAGTGGGACGTAAAAATGGAACATTGGAAATCGGGCGGCTGGTTGACGGACTGGGGGCCGGAACCGGGGCAACCGGGCTGCAAAGTTCCGTCTGAATATCTAATTTCCCAAGTGAAAGAGAGGACAGCATGATCTACCTCTTCGAATACACGGTAGGCGACAGAGTTCACTACGGCGACGTTGAAAGCCCTTGTCAGGAAATGGCAGAGCGTATCATCCGCCGCTGCGGTGCGCGGTACACGGGGGAGCGTGTCGGCACATACGACGATGACGGAGCAGGGGATAGGGTAATGGCAACAGCGAGGATAATCAGGAGGGCGAGTAATGGTTGAGTGGAGCGGAGCAGGAACTTATTGGGTACTGCGTGTAATGCCGTACATGGATGTCACCATTTTGAAAAATAAGGACACTTGGAATTTATCGATTAGTGGAGAGGGGGAGATGTGGGGCTTCCCGACTGTCGAACAAGCCAAAGCAGTTGGGCGAACCCTTGCGCGCGAAATCCTAACCGAAGCACTGGAGAAGCTGGATGACTGAGATGGTTTTATCATTTTTGGGCGGCGCAAACTTCGCAATAGCACTATCAAGATTTGTGGGTGGAGAGCTAATTATGGGGTTTATTGGCCTTGGTATCTGCTTGTTCTGTTTGTACGTCGCGAACCTCTATCGCAAGCGAGGAAAATCAAATGGATAAAGTTGACTTCCTGCTAGATCCCCACGAAGCCCCAGGAACAGCCTACACCGCCGCAAGACAGGCAGCTAAGGCCATACCGGAACTTCTTGCCAAGGTAAGGGAGAAACCAACGCCCGCCAATCTCCGGCGCTTGTTTGCAGCACACCACCCGACAACAAAAATCGGGGAGGTAATTACAGATCAGCAGCAGCGCAGATACAAGCTGCACGACTACCAATGGAACCCCGACACAGAGGAGTTCACGATACGCGGCTATCTGTGGAAGGGGTACTGGTCCAACCGACTGAGCAAGATTGAATGGATGAGATATGAGTGAATTGATTTTAATGGCGGCATATGTAGGGCTTTATATGCTTGGTATGGTTACGATGTATTCGGTTATGGATATATACAACAGGGCAACGGGAATGGGGCTTCGCGGGGTTTCAATGTCTGTTCTGGCGGTGGTGTGGCCTTTATGGGCTGTTGGATATTTAATTAAAGGACTGCCAGAAAAAGTCAGGAGTAGCCTCGATGTTTAACCCAGAAAAACCCGTAAGAACGAGGGACGGGCGTCTATACGATGCGTGGAGAAACTCTGACGGGTCAATATCTGTTTTAAAGCAGTACGGCAATTGGTTCGCCCATATTGACTACCAGAAAGACGGGCGTCGGTATCTGGATAGAGACAGCTATTATGACGACCTAATCAACATAGAGGAGGCTGATGGGTAGCTATTGCACCAAATGCACCAATTGCACAGAGTAAAAATGAGTAAAGTAGAAGATAAATTAGTCCGAAGGCGTCCACGAAAGAAACGACCGCTTGGCGGCTTTCCTCAAATGCTGGATGAGGATTATTACGAGTGGGCCTACAGGATTGAGTCAATAGCGACTGCCGATGATATTAAAAGCCCGCCAGTATACACAACCCACGAGCCAATCCCGCATTTCTGCGGATTTGGCAGCAAGTTCTACACAGAGGATTTAAAGGAGAGCTTCGACGAAGAGGCAAAACTAAATCTTCTTGATGGATATGAAAGGTTCGCTAAAGAGGCCGGATATTCAGAGAGGCATATTAGATTCGTGCTAAGGGAAATTTTGAGGGATAGCGTATGAGTAAAGAGCCAGATGAGTTTCCGGAAGATGCGCTCTCCCTGTGTAAGCCAACTATAGGTTATGAGGCATTTCTTGAGGTATTAGCGGCAGCGGGTGCAGACATTTCCAAAGGCCACCCGTGGTTTCACTGGAGTTCATGGGTAGGAGGCGATGACAGCCGCGCAGACCTGAATATTTACACATATTGGCCGCGCCCTATCAGTCTGGATATTGCGATAAAAGATGTAAGAAAGACGGGAAAGCCCGGTTACGTATACATAAACAATGTGGTTATGGCAGGGGTAGCGTAATGAGTAAATTTGAGCCAGAAGTTTTTAAAGACATACCGGGTTATGAGGGGGTTTATAAAATATCCAGTCACGGGCGAGTATGGAGCTGCCCCAATTCTGCGCATAATGGTAAGTTTCTGCGCCCCGGCCTAGGGAACGGGTATTTGACTGTATCGCTGCATAAGGACAAAAGAGGTAAGAGCCACTATATCCACAGGTTGATTGCCGAAGCATTTGTTGACGGCGATAAAACGCTAACAGTTAATCATATCGACGGCGATAGAGAAAATAACAATACAGACAATCTTGAGTGGGTAACACATGCTCAAAATATCCAGCACGCGTATGACATAGGCTTAGAGAAATCAAATGTCGGCGAGACTGTCTGGACGGCAAAATTAAACGAAAAAAAAGTCGTACAGATGCGCGATATAAGACGGAAACGCGGGTACACATACAAACACCTCGGGAGTATGTTCGGAGTAGCGCCAAATACGGCAAGTTTAATATGCCGCCGCAGGATTTGGAGGCATGTATGACAAGGGAACCATCGGAATATCAAGAAGCGCACTCTCCTACGGAAGCGGTAATGACGAAGGTAACCAACCAACGCCAACTGGAGTCGACCAGACGCAGGGTAGCAGACGGGCTAGTGGTGAGCGGGATGTACCCTGACCATGAATATGCAATGCAGGAAATATTTGACGGGTTTAACTACATCACCGGGAACGTCTCTGTGAGAATATCTGGGTGCTACCAACCCGTGAGGCCAGACAAGCATAAAGGAGACTATCAGGAAAAGGACGGGCTTCCTTGGCACGCGTGGATCAGGCCGTTTTATTTTGAATGGGTTGATCTCGGCCAGCGGGGGAAATTTAATCACGATGCAGCAATAGCAATTATCGTATTTGGACAGAACTTAAAGCAAGTAGATACGGACAGGAAGAAGCGTCACGGCTTTGCCAAGGAGAACTTAATCAACGCGCTAGATGTCTGGCGGGAATTGAGAGGATGGAGATGACACTGGCAGATCAATTAATCAGCGTGCTGGACACTCACCCACAGGGGTGGAACCGCAGCACAAAATATTTTCTGGAATATGAAGACGGGACTAAAATTTATCTGGGGTCTTATACTAATCCGTATATTACCTTGGTTAGGCCGCAAGAAAGAAGTTTTTCCTGGTGGGAGCGATTCCGCATAAAGAGAGCTGTTCGTAGGTGGGAGAAGTCGCCAATTGACATGCCTTCAAAAACCACATCTAGCCCCTAGTTGCTCGTTCGTTCGTGTTTTTTCACACAACATGTTGACACGGGGAGTTTGTTGTGGTAAAAGTTCTATAATCGTAAGCGGGCCTTGCGCCTATACGGTTTGTGGCATGGCACGCGGGACCAACCAATGGCCATCCAGAGGCGGCTTCAATTGGATATGGCTAAGCCCCTGAGAGTATCTGGAAACCCGTATTTTAAAGCATTCTTAGGCCGGGGGAGTCATGACCCCCATATTTATCACCCCCGTTCTTTTCGAAGGCGGGCAGCACCCGAAAGGGTTTGCTTGAGGTCAGGGGCTCTCCTGTGAGTATTTCTAGATACCGCTTACAGTGATCCTCATTTAAGTCCTCTTCGGAGGCCGGGGATTTGATCACCCCCGCCAGAATTTGGTAAGTCCTTGGACAGCGTCTCTACGGAGATAAGCGCCGTGTATCGGTGTCGCCCCAAGGGTCAACACTCAGGGCTACTCTTAACGGGGTGGCCCTTTTTTATTCCATGAAAAAATTACCGTCATATCAGGCAGAGATACTTAGCATGTTGTTCTCGCCCAGAGGGAGAGTTGTGCCTGCCTCTGAGATAGTCGAGCGGTTAAACATCGACATTCCTTTTATCGAATACAACATCGCCGCCTTGAAAGACAAGCTGAGCCGCCGTCACTTTGCCTTACGCAAGGGCCGCAAGGGATATTACGTGCAATGGCAGTCCTGAGAGACAAAACACAATACATCAACGACATGCGTAAGAAGGCCCCTAACTGGCCCAAGGATTCCAAGTTCGTGACGGGTAGTTGGATGGGCGACTTGATGTTGGAAGCACGCAGCAAGGAATTCACAAAAGTAGAACTTGCCGCACTTGAAGCGGAGACGAGCGACTTAGGAAAAGCGCTTAAGAAAATAAAGCAGAAGCCGGACATCAAGCCGGGATTAATTAAGGGTAGATAGATGGCATATATTAACGATGAAGTAAAAGACCAGGGGCTGGATTACGCGGATACAAACGGCACCCGCATTGACATTTGCTCGACTGAGCCAACGACATACGCGCAGGCCACCAGCACCTATACGCTGGGAAATAAAACCGGCCTGAACACCGGAGCCACGCAGAACGGCGATACGGATGGACGCAAGGTTGTTGTCCCGGCTATTACCGATGGCAGCGTGACGGGCACAGGAACAGCAGGCTATTGGGCTTTGACGGATGGTTCCGCCGTTTTGATTGCCGCGGGGGCTCTTTCCTCCTCACAGTCTGTAACCTCTGGTAATACATTCACGCTTGGTGCGATTGATATAACGATCCGCGACCCAGCATAGTACCATGGCAACATTCCTAGACACCTTTGTCAGGGGTGGCTATGGCACGATAGACGGCTCCACTCTTTCTGGTGGTGGGAATACATGGAGCCTGACGAACGGCCCTATGGTAACAGCGTCTCCGGGCGAGGCGCACCTTACCACCGCAGACACAGAGGGCAGTGTCGCCCTTGACACCGATCTTGATACCGCCAACGGGCAAATTAAAGGGACATTCACCCTACAATCCGGTTCTGGCTATGGTGAGTGGGCTGTCTGGTTCCGGTATATTGATGGCAATAACTTCTTTTCCGCCGGATATTACTATGACGGTGCAGACTGGATTATGTATCTGTCCAAGTTTGTGGGCGCTGCATTTACTGGCATTGACGAGGTTAATTTAGGATCAAGCACGCCGTCTGCGGGTGAAGTCCTTACCGTTGATTTTGACGGGAGTTCGATTGAGGTTTCCCGCTCTGGTGGATCGGAGACAATCAGCGCCACAGATTCCAGTCTTTCGACTGCCAAGGGCGCGGCGATATTCAGCTATTTCTATAGCGGAACCGCCCCGGACATTACGAACTTTGAGGTATCGGATCCAGTCCATGATCTGACTGCGGACGATATTGAGAGTGACGGTGAACTTTCCAGCCCGTCAATCGGGCAAGAGCATTCTCTTTCTGCCACAGATGTAGAAGGCACAAGCGAACTATCAACGCCAGCCTTGGGCCAAGTCCATGCCCTGACAGCAACGGACGTTGAAGCCACCACAGAACTTAGCACCCCTGCGGTTGAGGAAGTAACAGCCCTCTATGCCGACGATGTAGAGAGCGCAAGCGAACTCACTAGCCCAAGTCTTGGACAGGTTCACGCGCTTACCGCCACAGACGTAACGGCAACAACCGAGTTATCAGCGCCGACGATAGGCCAGACACACGCCCTGACAGGGGATGATGTTGAGAGTGTGAGTGAATTAAACACGCCCGCTCTATCAGAAGCAACAGCGCTCTATCCTGATGATATTGAGGCAACCAGCGAGTTAAGCAGCCCCGCATTAGGGCAGGTACACAGCCTAACGGCAACCGACATAGAGGCACAGTCTGTACTGTCCAGCCCCGTCGTTAGCCAGATACATGTGTTGTTGCCAAGCAATATTGAATCGGCATCAGAGGTAACAAGCCCGGCTCTATCCGCATATTCGGAATTGCTGGCAGATGACATAGAGGCCGCAAGTGAACTCACCAGCCCGTCACTAGGCCAGGTACATGCTTTAACGGCAAGTGATATCGAGGCGCTGAGTTACCTGAGTTCGCCTGTCCTTGTTGGCGATCCAACAACAACGCCAATTGAGAGAATATTCAGAGAGCGCAGCGAGTTGAGACTTTGGAAGGAAGACCCGGAGTCACGCACCTATGTTGAGCGACCGGAAAGACGCATAATATGAGAGTATTTTACAGCGATAAGTCAGACCGGGTTTACGTCCTGCAGGATAAGGACGAGACACTTGATTATAAGATCGACTGGTCAGCAAAACTTGGCTCTGACACGATTGATAGCGTAGCCTACAAGACAAGCGGCGTCACCCTGACAAGTTCAAGCAACGATACAACAACCAACACCATTTGGGTAACGGGTACTAACGGATACGTGACAAGCACGATAACAACATCATCCACACCGCCCAGAGTGAGACAGCGCACCATTCAGTTCAAGGAGCGGGTATCGTGAGCGGCAAGTCAACCTTCACGCAAGAAATGGCCGACAAGATATGCGAGCGCATCATAGGCGGCGAGACGGTAGGACAGATTACAGCGGACGACAATATGCCCGCAAAGAGTACTGTTTTTAAGTGGCTTGCTGAGAACAGCGGGTTCTCGGACCAGTACGCGCGCGCGAAGATGGCCCAGATGGACATGATGGCTGAGGAATTGCTTGAGATAGCGGACGATGGCACCAATGACTGGATGGAGCGTAAGAATGACGACGGCGAAGCATACGGGTGGCGGGAGAACGGGGAGGCGATGGCGCGATCCAGACTCCGTGTTGATACCCGTAAGTGGCTGATGTCGAAAATGGCCCCCAAGAAATACGGAGAACGCACCACGACGGACATAAATCATAGTGGCGATATTGGCCTTATGATGCAGCGCATTGATGGCAAGACAAAATCAATCAGTTGATGACCTGTTCCTTGATAGGAAGTGGCGTCTAAATAACCTTTATACGATACTTGACGAGCGGGGTAATGAAGTCCCGTTCCGCCTGAACTGGGCACAGGAAGACCTGCTCGACAACATGCACGACAAGAGCCTCATTCTCAAGGCTCGGCAGCTTGGTTTTACCACGTTCATACAGATATTTATTCTCGACGATTGCATGTTCAACAGCAATGTGCAGGCTGGCGTTATCGCCCATACCCGCGAGGATGCAGAGGACTTCTTTACGAAGAAGATCAAGTTTGCCTACGAGCATATGGACGAGGCCATAAAGGCGGCCAACCCGGCGACAGCGGACAGCGCCAAGCATTTGGTATTTAAAAACGGTTCCAGTATCCGGGTTGGCACTTCATTACGCTCAGGCACCTATCAGCTTCTCCACATCTCGGAGTTTGGGAAAATTGCAGCAAAGTACCCAGATAAGGCACGGGAGATTAAGTCAGGCGCGCTCAATACGCTGCATGAAGACTCGATTTGCTGGATAGAGAGTACGGCTGAGGGGCATGAAGGCGAGTTCTTTGATGTTACACAAAGGTCGCGGCAGATAGCGGACAGTGGGGCACCTCTCACCCGTATGGACTTTAAGTTTCATTTCTACCCTTGGTACAAAGACCCGCGCTACAGCATTGATGTTGAGACAATCATTTCCGATGAAATGAACGAATACCTTGATGGCTTGAATGCCAGGCTAACACAAGGGCAAAAGAACTGGTACGCCCGTAAGGCTGCGGAGCAGGGCGAGGATATGAAGCGCGAGTTTCCATCCACTCCTGACGAGGCGTTTGAAAGCTCGATTGAGGGCGCATACTTTGCGCAGCAAATGCAGGCGGTTCGCAAAAACGGGCAGATATGCCGTGTGCCGTATGAAGCAGCGCTTCCAGTGCACACATTCTGGGATTTGGGTATCAGCGACAGCATGTCGATATGGTTCTATCAGAGGCACGGCTTAGAGAACCGATTTATTGATTACTATGAGAATTCTGGCGAGGGGTTTGGGCATTACAAGAAGGTGCTTGATGAAAAGGATTATGTCTACGGGGACCATTACGGCCCGCACGATCTGGAAGTCAGGAACCTTGGCAAGGAAGCCACAACCCGAAAACAGATAGCTGCGGACCTTGGCATCAAGTTCAGGGTTGTCCGGCGTGTCTCTGACAAGCAGGCGGCGATTGAAGCGGCACGAGGGCAATTATCATCTTGTTGGTTTGATGAGACCAAGTGCGCCCAAGGAATCAAGCATCTCGATAACTACCGCAAAGAGTGGAATGACAAACTTGGTGTTTTTAGCGACAAGCCGAGACATGACGCGGCCAGCCACGGCGCGGACGCCTTTATGACGTTCGCTACTGGTTTTGAACCAGAGCAAAAAGAATTTAAACGCGAACGGACGCACCACAGGCGCGCGGGCGGATGGATGGGGTCTTAATGACAGACGATTTAATGACAGAGGCCATGGAGCGGCGGGACCGCGCCTATGAGTTCGATCAGGACAACCAGCGCGACATGCGTGATGACCTGTTGTTCAAGATTGGTGAGCAATGGCCCGTCGGGATTAAAAACCAGCGTGAATTTGATGGACGCCCCTGCCTGACAATCAACCGCGCCCCGCAATTTATCAATCAGGTTGTGAATGATATTCGCCTGAACAGCCCGCAAATCAAGGTAGTGGCGACAGACGACGAACATACCAAGATGGCGGAGATTTACACCGGCCTTATCCGCTCCATCCAGGACCGCTCCGACGCCTCTGTAGCGTATGAGACAGCCGCAGACGGGGCGGTGTCCTGTGGTATCGGGCATTTCAGGATAACGACGGAATTTGCCACAGATGTGAGCGACGATCTTATCCGCGCTTTTGATGTAGATGCACGAATATCCCGCATACAGGACCATGTCGGCGTTCTTTGGGACCCGGACTCACGGGAGCATACACGGGAAGACGCGGCTTTCTGCTTCGTTCCGGTTGATATCACGGTTAAGGAGTTTCAGAAGAAATACCCCGACGCCAAGCTCGATCCGTTCGATATGGAGTACAACGCCAACAGCATTGGCTGGACATCGGGTGTTGATAAGATACGGCTGGCAGAGTATTGGACGCGGGAAACAAAGGTTGTCAAGACAATCGCCGAATTGGACACAGGCGAGGTTGTCGAACTCACCAAGGACATTCGCAAGGCAATCAAGGAATATGGCGCACGTATCATCAAGAAGCGTGATGTTGAGGAGTATGTTGTCAAGTTCCACCTTTTGAGTGGTTCAGAAGTGCTTGAAGGCCCGATTGACTTCCCGTCCAAGTTTATCCCGATTATCCCGGTTTTGGGGAATGAGGAATATATCGACGGCAAGATTGTCAGGAGTGGCTTGCTGCGGCATTTCAAGGATCCGCAGCGCATGTACAACTACTGGTCCACAGCCTCAACGGAAGCAATTGCGCTTTCGCCTAAAGCCCCGTGGCTGGTGACATCGAAGCAGATTGCGGGCCTAGAGAGTGAATGGGATAACGCCAACCGGCAAAACCTTCCCTATCTTGTTTACAATCCAGATCAAGAGGCTCCGCCACCGCAGCGCCAGCCAATGGGGGATGTCCCTGTAGGCATGTTGCAGGAGCGCGCCTCAGCCGCCGATGACATGAAGGCGGTAACGGGCATTTACGATAGTTCGCTTGGGAACTCCTCACAGGAGAAATCCGGCAAGGCGATTATTGCGCGGGAAAGACAGTCAGACGTTGGCACGTTCCAATATGCCGACAACCTCCGCCGTTCGCTTGTCCATGCGGGCCGGGTACTGGTGGATATGATACCGCGCATTTACGACACAGAGCGCACCGTCCGCATTCTGGGTGAGGATAGCAGCGAAGAATTTGTAGCGCTTATGCAGGAAGACAAGGACGGTAATATTCTCGATCTGTCTGTGGGCAGATATGAGGTTTCCGTTAAGACTGGCCCATCCTTCTCGACGCAGCGCGAAGAAGCCCGCGCCTCCATGATGGAATTTGTTCAGGCATTCCCGCCCGCCGCGCAGGTTGCAGGCGATCTGGTTGCCAAGACAATGGACTGGCCCGGAGCGGATGAACTTTCAGAGAGGCTCCAGAAGATCATACCGCCCGGCATTATTGACGATGACGAAGATAGGGAGGTAGGCCCAGACGGCCAGCCTGTTCTCACACCGGAAGAGCAACAGCAGATGCAGGCCGCACAGCAGCAACAGCAAATGCAACAGATTGCCATGGCTAAAATGGCGGCAGAGGCACAGGAAGCACAAGCCAAGGCCAATAAGGCTGAGTTTGAGGCCCGTACAGCAGAGGCCGAACTTGTCCTGATTGCCAAGCGTGAACCACAGGAAGACGAAAAACGCGTATTGGAAAACATGGAGACAGAGGCGGATATCGCCCTGAAACAGAAGAAATTAAGCGAACCGCTTGATGCCTCTCGTCGGGGCTAATCGACGCAACCCCACGCCATAGGAGCGACAATGCTAGAAGAAGATGATCTTGAAGAAATTCAGGAAACGGACGAGGTTGAGGAAACCGAAGCCGATGAAGAGGAAGCTGTAGAGGCTGACTCTGACGATACCGAAGAAGAGGGGGCGGAACCCGAAGAAGAAGAAGATGATTCCGATGAGGAATCCGGCGAGGAAGAAAAACCCAAGCCGAAACGCAAGCGCGGCAAATCAGCCGAGCGGCGCATTAAACAACTTACGGCACAAAAGCGAGCGTTACAGGAGCAGTTGGAGGCCAGACGGCCAAAATCTGAACCGTTGACCGCGCCCAACAAGGATGACTTCGAAGACTACGAAGACTACATCGCCGCGCAAGCCGAGTACAAGGCCCTTGCCCGCATTGAGAAGCGGGAAAAGGATAACGCCGACTACGAAAACGAGCGCAAACGTATCTCCCGCATTACTGAATTCCATGACAGTCTGGATGACGTGCGGGACAAATACGACGATTTCGATGAAGTCGCGTTCGATGATTCCAATCCCATTACCGAGACGATGGGGGAGGCTATCATGACAAGCGAGGCAGGTGGCGAACTGGCCTACTACCTTGGCAAGCATCCTAAAGAGGCAGCGCAGATTGCAGCATTGCAATCCCCCGTCGCACAGGCCACAGCACTGGGTAGACTGGAGGCCAAGATAATGGCACCCAAGCCCAAGAAAATCTCAGGTGCACCGCAACCCATATCGACACGGAAAGCCCCGCCAAAAGCTTCGGTGGATGACATGTCGGTTGACGAGTTGATGGAGTACATGGGGCAACCACATAACTAAGGAATTACGAACGCCGTGAGGCAGTCCGATTCCCTTTGATGGAGACTTAAAATGACAAACCGCCAATTAACCGCCGACATTATCGCGAAAGCGTCCGTCGGCATCCTCGATAACGAACTTGTTATGGGCAAGAAGGTTTTTCGAGGCTATGAGGAAGAGTATAACAAGAACGTCAACGGCTATACGGTTGGTGAAACAATCACCATTACCAAGCCAACCGATTTTACGGTTCGTGATGGGGCAACAGCCTCCGCTCAGGACGTTGTTGAAGGCAAGACAACCCTAACAATCGACAAGCAGAAAGGTGTTGATTTCGCGTTTACCTCGAAAGAGTTGACGCTCAACATCAAGGAACTGTCAAAACGGGTTCTCAAGCCCGCAATGGTTCAGCTTGCCAACCAGATCGACATGGACTTGCACGCCTTGTACAAGTATGTGCCGAACTGGCAGGGGAGTCCGGCATCGCCGATTAACTCCTTTGCTGATTTTGCCAAGGCACCGCAGATTCTTGATGAATATGCAGTTCCGCAGGACCAGCGTACAGGTGTTCTTTGCCCGGCTGACCACTGGGGCCTTGTTGGCTCTCAAACCAGCCTGTACAACGACACAATCACCAAGCCCGCTTATCGTAAGGGCGACACAGGCATGGTTGGCGGTGTTGATTTGTACATGACGCAGAACGTGGCAACTCATACGGTTGGCGCTCATGCAGGTACGACGCTGATTGATGGCACCTATACGACATCTACCATCGATTATGATGATGTTAAGGACACCGGCACACAAACCATCCATGTTGATGGCTTTACGTCGGCAACAGCCGCTATTAAGGCGGGCGACGTTATCACGATTGAGGATGTCTACGCGGTGAACCCTGTAACCAAGCAGCCATTGAGCTTCTTGAAGCAGTTTACCGTTACGGCAGATGCAACAGCGGCAACCAACGAGGTTGATCTTGTGATTTCACCTCCGATGATCTGGACGGGTGCACAGCAGACGGTTTCCGTAACTTCGGGCGTTACCGCGCTTGACGGCAAGGCTGTTACCTTTGTTGGGACGGCTGGCTCTAGCTATCGTCAGAACATGGTGTTCCATCCGAATGCTTTTGCTCTTGCCACTATCCCGATGGTTAATCCAGGCGGCACAGCCGATTTCGGGCGGGCAAGCCATAACGGCCTGAATGTTCGCGTGATTCCGTTCTATGACGGCACGAACGACAAGACCACCTGGCGACTTGATGTCCTGTACGGCGTGAAAGCGATTGATCCGCGCCTTGCAACCCGAATTTCGGGCACATCGTAACGTTATGGGGGGAGTTTCGGCTCCCCCTTTTTCTTTTTAAGGAATTCACATGACAGCCCTTGAGTTGATCCAGAAAGCCGCCCGATTGATAGGGATGACGGCACAAGGACAGACGTTATCTGCAGAAGAGGCACAAGACGGTTTGTCGGCATTAAACGAGATGCTTCACGCTTGGGCACTTGAGGGAATTATCCTTGGGCATACGGACCTTGCCTTGGGCGACACGGTTAATCTGCCAAGCGAATACACCATGGGGGTGCGTTACAATCTGGCCCTTGAGATGGCCGCAGATATCCCGACAGACCCGCCAGTCTATGTGGTGCAGAAGTCTATCTCAACAAAGAACGCAATCAGAAACGACAATATCACGCCGGGCAAGCTAACAGTTGATGCGGCGCTTTTAACCCCAAGACGGGCGACACTCAATGAATAATCTTATTCCATTTTCCCGGCCTACTTTTTACACGCCGAAGAACCTTGGCGGCACTAATTCGCTGAACAATCTTGTTCAAAATGTGAATACGCCGAACTATCAAAGCCAGAACGCACTGACGGCAATTTACAATCCTAACCCTGACAATTCAACAGACGGCAACCATCATGGAACGCCTATGTCGGAGATGAGTTTATCCGAGGCAATGCAAAGCATGGCTGCTCTTGATTCAACGCTCGCTCAGGCGGCTCTGGCGCAAATGCCTATGGGAATACAGCAGGCAATGAATGCGATGGCCGCGTCTGATGCCGGGATTTCCGCAAATAACGCACTATCAACCATGAGCCCTGCCGCGTTCTCAGGACAAATAGGACAGATGAGCGATGCGTCTAAAGGTCAGCTTGGGATGGCTATCGGCGGGTCAAGTGGAATGTCTGTAGGGCAGGTAAACGCTGCCGCAGAAAACGCAACAATGGGAATGACCCCAGGAATGGCAACGGCGGCTGCTCTTGGGTTTGGCGTTGGTACGGGCGACATCAGCGCCCCCAGCCAAGATATAGGTATCAGTGGCGACGTTGGTATTGGCGGCGGGCAAGGTATCTCTGGCGCGGCTGCATCAGGCAATAACGCCGCAACCCAAGACGCAACCGATCCACAGGCAGCCCCGACCGGCAACGTGGCCGATGGCCAAGGGTCGATAAGCGGTCACGATACCGGACCCGGTAGCGGTGACGCCGGGCCAACGGTAATCTGCACGGAACTTCACCGGCAACAGCTAATGCCGAACTTCATCTGGCGAGCAGACTGCGAATTTGCCAAGACCGTCGATATGGCTGCTCGGCGCGGCTACCTTATGTGGGGTATCCCGGTAGTCAATATCATGCAAAAATCAAAGGCGTTTACTCACCTTGTAAACATCCTTGCTAAGCCATGGTCGCGGCATATGGCCTTCCTTATGGGTGCTGAGAAGAAAGATAACCTCATTGGTCGGGCGTTGATGGCTGTCGGCCTTCCTGTTTGTCGGTTTATTGGTAGGAACACAATAAACTCACCAATAAACCCCCCGAAACCCCATGACAATTGCGCAAAACCTATAATAACTGCGCAAAACCCCCCGAAACCCTATGCTTAACCGCGTCCCATTTGCCACAAAGTCAGCAACCCGGTCGCCGCTGACTATTGAGCGCGTTATCAATCTCTTTGTCGAAAAGGCACCTGCGGATGCAAGAGCGCCCACCGTCCTTATCAATACGCCTGGACAGGTGGCTTTTTGTGACCTTGCTTCTATTCGTGGTATGCATGAGATGTCTGGAACTCTATATGTGGTATCAGACGAAACGCTTTACTCTGTGGATAGCGCGGGCGCGGAAACAAGCCTTGGCTCGATACCGGGTACTGACAGGGTTTATATGGCGGATAACGGGACGCAGCTTTGCATTGTTACAAACCCGGACGGCTTCATTTACACGGTTGCTGATGGGCTGGCCCAAATAACCGATGAAGATTGGCCGGGAGCCTCTACCGTCACCTTTATGGACGGGTATTTCGTCTTTACCCAACCGGATGCGGGCAAGTTCTTTATTGCCGCGCTTTATGACGGTACGGACATCGACGCCCTAGACTTTGCCACGGCGGAACGCTCCCCTGACAATGTGGTGAGGGTGATTGCGGATCATGGCGAACTCTGGCTGTTTGGTACGGACTCGATAGAGGTTTGGTACAACTCAGGGCGGGCGGATTTCCCGTTTGAGCGGATTAACGCCGCCGCGATTGAAAGAGGGTGTAAATCAGCCGCCACCGTCACGAAAATGGATAACTCGCTTGTCTGGTTGGGGGATGACAATATTGTCTACCGGGCAAATGGATATGTCCCGCAAAGAATATCAACCCACGGCATTGAGGCGGATATTGAAAGCCTCACAGGGGCGATTGCGTGGGTTTATACGCAAGAGGGCCACAAGTTCTATGTGCTGACCTTCCCCGCTCAATTAACCATCGTATTCGATGCCGCAACCGGCGTTTGGCATGAGCGCAAAACCTACGGGCAGGAAGACTGGGCCCCGCAGCATTATTGCTACTGTTATGGCAACCATATCGTGTCCGGCGCGAAGATTTATTACCTCGATCGCTCTGTCTATGCAGATGACGGCGCGGACATCGTGGCGGAGATTGTCTCTGTTCCCTATGGGGATAATACCGTTTCTCTTGTGATGAGGCAGTTCCAGCTTGATATCGAAGCGGGTGTGGGGATTGCGACAGGGCAGGGCAGCGATCCAGTTGCAACCCTCGCTTTTTCAGATGACGGCAAGACATGGAGCAATGAAATCACCGGCGCACTTGGGAAAGTCGGTAATTACTCAAACCGCATTATCTGGCGACGGCTTGGACGGTTCCGCCAACGGATGCTGCGGATACGGATATCAGACCCGGTAAAGCGGGCAATCATGGGAGGTTTTATCGACTATGGCAGATAATCCCCTCCCCTTCCTCCGGGCCAACGCAACACAGCAAGAGATTGTTGATTGGCTGATTAAGGAAGTCTACCCCCGCATTACACAGCAAAGCGCGATTATCTGGGAACAGGTGGATAAGGACGGCGGGTCTTTAGAAGACCTTGATTCCGGCGATTTTATCACCGTCGATTATTTCACAACCACAGTTGCGACAACAACCACAGCCGGGACGGTGAAGCAGGCGGGCGCGGTTACGGATTTAGGTTTAACCGCCGTCACCCCGTCTGCGGGGTATGTGCAGGCCCAAGCGAAATCGGTGGCGGATCAAGTAAAGGATGTCGCGGACAAGGTAGACGCCTTGATGGCGGCGCTACGAACATCAGGGGTATTGGAGAGTTAAATGGGATTATGGGATTTTGCGGCCACCGCGTTAAGTGTTGGCTCCAGCCTTTACAGTAATAATCAGGCAACGAAGGCGGCAACCAACGCGGCCAATGCAGCCAGCCAGATTTCACAATCACAATATGACCAGACGCGGGCGGACTATGCGCCATGGTTGGGGGTGGGAAATAACGCCCTGACATCCGTTGCGGCCCTGAATGGTGTTGCCAACCCGTTGATTAGCGAGGCTGAAAACCAGAAGGTTTACGATAATGCCTTATCGAACTTCACGGCAACACCGGGCTATCAGTTCCGCCTGAACGAGGGGAACAGGGCAATTGAGCGCAGCGCAGCCGCACGGGGCGGGGCGTTATCAGGCCCGGCATTGAAGGGGATGGAACGATTTACGCAGGACTATGCGTCGAATGAATACGGGAATTATCTTAATCGGCTGAGTTCCCTTGCCGGGGTGGGGCAGACAGCCACAAACCAGATTAGTGGATATGGACAGACCAACGCGGCCAACCAAGCCACAGCCGCCCAGAACGCAGGCACGGCACGGGCTTCCGGCTATACCAATCAGGCCGGTATTATTAATCAGGGCCTGCAGAACTTCCTGACGGGGATATAATATGGCGAACGCACTAGGCCTTGATCTGGCCGCTGTACATCAGGCAAGAGATACACGCGCCCTGAACGCGCAGAATCAGCAAATCAATGCGCTAAACATTCAGGCAGCGCAACAGAAAGCAGCGCTTGCTCCCAAGATCAACTCGCTTTCACAGCAATTCTCCACCGGCTCCTTGCCAGACAAGAAAGCCGCAGCTTTGCAGATGGGGCAATATGACCCGGCCCGCTCCAAGCAGATGTTTGAAATGTATTCCAAAATGTCTGAGGAGCAGAAAGCCCAGACTAAGGAACTGACGGCCAACGTCGCTAAATATGGCGTAGGGATGCTACAAGAAACGGACCCGAATAAATGGACGCAAAGCTATACCCAGAACCTGACCGCCATTGCCCAGAGATACGGAGCAGATGCCGTTAAGGACGCACCGGGACTGAATGAACCGATTGAGAAGCAGCGGGCATGGGTGCAAGAGCAAGTCAACGACGCGATGGGGTTTCAGGAAGTCTACAAGGCCGCGCAGCCTGAGAAGGTATCCCCCAACACGGCACTTGCTAAAGCAAAGGCGGATCTTGATAACGGGCTTATTACCCAAGCGCAGTATGACCAGATTGCCCAGAATGAAATGGGCGTAAATACGGGCTTTGAGGGCACAGGTATGGACGCGCAATCCTATAACAAGGTTATTGCGTATAACCTGAAAAAGCAAAACGGCCAACCAACGTCAGCGCAAGAAGATATGGAATATAATCTTCTCTTGCAACGTCTCAGCCGGGCGAAGACAGTAACCACGCCAGAGGGCACTTATCAGGTGCCGGGTATGGATATGAGCGGCTTCTATCAGCCGGGACAACCAACTCAGGGGAATGCGCCCCCACAACCTACGAACGGGCAACCGACGCAGGCTAACCCCGCACCACAACCTACAACCCCGCCCGCGTTTACACCTAAAGCGGTTAAGAGTGTCGGGCAGGAGCAGACGGATAAGGAGTTTGCAAAAACCTACACAGAGTATAGGGCGCAAGGAGGCAGCGCCGATCTGGATAAGAGTATCAACCAGCTTGAAGAGGTTGCCACGGCTCTTGAGAGCGGGCAGGACACATTAACCGGGCCGCTTATGGGTAAGATTCCTTCTGGAATGAAAGCGGCAATGTTCCCTGACTCGTTGCGGGTGCAAGATAGGGTAGAAGAGATTGTTCAGAAGAATCTGCGTGTCATTCTGGGACCGCAATTTACAGAAAAAGAGGGCCAGCGTCTCATCGAGCGGGCCTTTAATCCCTCACTGTCAGAAGCAGAGAACGCCAAGCGCGTACGCGCCCTTCTTAACACAATAAAAGAGCGCAAGGCGGCGACCGAGAAAGCCGCTAAATACTTTGAAGAGAATGGCGGAACATTAAAAGGGTTTAACCCGAATGAGCAGAATGTTATCGAGTATGACTCGCAAGGAAACCCCAAATAATGCCTGACGCTAAACTGGAAGACGGGACTATCCTGAGATTCCCGGAAGGAACGTCTCAGGATGTCATTACAAAAGCCGTCAAGAAACACATGGGCCTTGCCGAGCAAATCCCACTCGATAAATCGATGGACAAGAAATCGGGCGCACCGATGAAAGTTAGGGCATTGGTGGGCAACACAAAGAAGCCCGAAGACGCCATTTCCACCTTGCAGAAATATTACCCCGACGCGCAGCCGTATGGTGAGGATAACTACGTCTTTACCGATCCTGATACAGGACGCCCGACACTCTATAACCCGGAAGGATTTGAATCCGGCGATTTGGCAGAGTGGGGGCGCGCTGCAGCACAGTTCGCAGGCGGTGTTGTAGGCGGCGGTGTAGGCTTGGCAGGATCAACACCTACGGGTTTAACAGCGGCTCCTGTTATGGTTCCATCCGGTGCGGCTCTCGGCTCACAGTTCGCGGGCCAACTCTATGACCAAGGCGCAAGATGGCTGGGGCAAGATGACACCCGCTCAGTGCCGGAGGCTATCACAGAAGGTGCGGTAGAAACAGGCACGGAGGCCATTTTTCAGAAAGCGGCTCCAATGGTAACGGGCGCAATCGGCAAAGGCATTCGGGGTGTAGGCAATAAGATTAAAGGCGTTGTAGATCAAAGGCTCCTGTCTGGAATGGCGCGCGAGAGTGTTCCCGTAGAAGGCGCGGCGGGGATGATTTCAGATAGCCGCGTTGTCGGGGGCCTAACCCACGCCCTACGCGTTATCCCGTCTTCCGCCAATACCATGGCGACAGCGGCAGAAAAGACCATGCAAGGGATTGATAAACTCTTTCGCGGGACTGCCAGCAAGTTCGGCACAGCCGCCTCCAAGGAAGAAGGCGGGCGGGCTATCCAGAAAGGATCAATGAAGTTTGTTGATACCTTCAAGGACAAAGCCTCAAAGATGTATGACAACCTGTCTCTGTTTGTAAAGCCGGATGAGGTTGTGCAACTCCCCAATACCAGCAATTTCCTATCTGGAAAAATCAAGGAATTTCCGGATCAGGAAAACATTGCCGCGATTGTCTCACCTAAGAAATTCGAGGGGATTTTAAAGGATATCCTTGGTGGTGATATGGCTGATCTGTCTGCAACAGGCCAGCTTACGTGGAAACAGCTTAAAACACTCCGCACGGCGGTTGGGGAACTCGCGGATGATCCATCGGTATTCTCTGACATTAGCAAGAAGCAATGGAAGGCGCTCTATTCCTCTTTAAGCAGCGATATGGAGGCTCTGGCGGCATCCAAGGGGGATAAGGCCCTGCAAGCCTTTAATCGGGCTAACCAGTTCTATCGGGGCGGGGTGAACCGCATTGACGACTTTATGGATAATGTTATCAACAGCCCCACGGCAGAAGCGGCATTTAATAAAGCCTTCTCTGGTGCAAAGGACGGCGGCACAGCATTAAGGGCATTGCGAAAGAGTATCCCGAAAGAAAATTGGGATGATTTCTTGGCAGCAAAGATGCACGAAATGGGCGCAGCCACACCGGGCAAACAGGCCCCCGATGGTATGACGTTTTCTCCCTCTACCTTCCTCACCAACTGGAGTCGTTTATCGAAAGATGCAAAAGCGGCACTGTTTGGCGGCACCAAGTACAAGGATGCGGGCCGCTCTCTGGATACCTTGTTGGAAGTCTCAAAACGGGCGAAAGATCTTGAGGCGCTTGCCAACCATTCCGGCACCGGCTCAATGAATTTTTACGTCAATCTCCTGACAACAGGCGGTATGGGCGCAGGCGGGTACGCGGTGGATGGAACGCGCGGCGCGGCAACAGCCGTTGCACTTCCTTATATGTCGGCAAAGCTATTAACCAACCCCAAGTTTGTCAGGTGGTTGTCACGAGGCATTCAGGAGGGCGCGACTGACTTTAACAGCGTGACGGCACATATGGGCCGGTTGCTTGCTATTGCCAAGGTTAGTCCCTCAATACGTGAGGAGATTTATCAGTTCGCCAAATCAGTGCGCGACATTTCCCAAGTAAGCGAAGAAGAAGGCGCGGCGAAAACAGGAACAGCAGCGCCGGGACAATAAGAAGCATCCAGAGGAATATATAAAGAGTTCCCGCAGCCCATGTTGGCGCGAGGATAAAGGCAGCGCAGGCAAACAGCGCGATAACCGTCAATTTCATCCCCTGAATATAACACTTTTTTGAGCAATTGCATGTGGAAAAACACACAAGTTTTCCACTAACGAGGTATCTATGGACATATTCTATCTACCGAAGCAGGTGGCAGTTGATAGCACCGGCGCACCCTTGGCCGGAGCAAAGCTCTATTTCTACCAAGCGGGCACGACAACGCCAACAGATACCTACACGACAAGCGCAAGGAGTGTCGCTCACGCCAACCCGGTGGTTGCGGATAGCGAAGGGGTATTTGATGCGATCTATCTGGGCACGACATATAACTATAAGGCGGTTCTCAAAACCTCCGGCGATGTGACTGTCTGGACGCAGGACAACATTGCAAACGCCTCTGTTCTCGGTTCTCTCCTGGCGGCGGGATCTGTTGCCTCAGCCGCTATTGCAAATGAAGCCATAACCCTTGCCAAGATGGCGGACTTGGCGCGGGGCAGCTTTATTGTCGGCGGAGCCTCAAACAGGCCAACCGCATTAGACGGTAAGACAGACGGCAAAATCCCGATGGGAGACGGCACGGACATAACAATGGTTAGCCCTCCCCTTCCGAAGGGCTATAAATACGGCTTCACCCTCTCCCTCGATACTGACACAGATCATGACATTCAGGTTGATGCGGGCGTAGCGCGGGACAGCAGCGACAGCGTTAATATTGTCGGCTCTGCCATGACAAAGCAGATTGACGCGGCCTTTGCAGAAGGAGATGACGCGGGCGGTATGTTTACCGGCTCCGTTGCCAACTCAACCACTTATTATTTCTTTGCTATTGTAAAGGATTCTGACAGTTCGGTTGATTATGGTTTCGATACCTCTTCAACGGCGGCAAACATTCCCTCTGGTTATACGAAGTACCTGTTGCTGGATACGCTCCTGACGGACGGCTCGGCTAACCTTGTTAATTCAATGAACGGCATCTTTAAAAGCCCTGTTTTCTGGACAGCCGCGAACGCTATATCCAGCACCTATACTCACGGCCTTGGGGCTATCCCTACGAAAATGCGGCTTATGGGCATCAGGAAAACGGCGTCTGGCAGCTATACAGTCGGCATGACTATCCCGCTAGACGCCAACGGCGGCGGCTCTTCTTACGGCTTCCAGATCCAAGCAACAACAACGGGGATTAACGTTTGCGTCAATACTTCCGGCGTGCTGGTGACATCTGACCCCGGAACAACCAACACCTACACGACAACCAATAGCACAGATTGGAATTATCAATTGATTGCTGAAATCTAAGGAAATCATCATGAGAGTATTAGCACTGGCCCTGATGGGCTTTTTTTTATGCCTGAATGCAAGCGCGGCGGAGATGCGGCCCCTGAATGTAGGGCCTGCATCCCTTCCTATAGCCTGCACCAATAACATTGAAGACGCGGTTTACAACGTCACGGTGGCGCGGGAACACACTCTTGTCTTCAAGCGCGTTGATGGCGGCGGCGGTGTTCTCAAGATGTATGAGAATTTAGAGACCGGCGACTGGGTGCTACTGCGCTTCGTTGATACGGCCTATGTCTGCTTCATTGCAGCGGGCGAGAGGCAGGTTGGCTCGTAATGGAGAAATCAGGATTTGAGCGCCACGCCCAGACAATAATTGGTGGCCTGATACTCGCGGCCATCGTGTGGGGCGGCGCGACGTTACAAAGTATCTCCCTCGATGTTGCCAAGCTGAATGTCGAGATATCCGCCTTAAAAGACCAGATTGAAACCCTGCAGGACCAGACAGCGGACAGATACACCAAGAGTGATGCTACCCGAGACTTTAGGATTAGGGATGAGACGCTCAAGGATATTAAAGAGCGGTTGAAGTCCCTTGAAAAAGGTGATTGATGGCAAATCCCGGCCTTACAGGTGAACAAATGCAGGAGGCGGTGGATATGTACCACTCCTGTGACAGATGCCCCACGGAAGCGGCTGATGCAATTGGCATTCCTCGGCAGACATTCAATAATCGGTTAAAACGGGCGGAGGCGGCGGGCTATCAAGCGTCCGTCACCAATGGTTCTTTATCCTACCCCGTTTTCCCGGAAAAGACACTTCCGCCAGAGGAGCTTATCAAACAGCGCGTCGCCCATTTCAAGGCGGAGCAAAAGGCTTGGCAGGCAAAGCGGTGGTTTAGCATCAAGTCCAAGATAGACGGCCCGTACGGCATTTGCTGGTTTGGCGATCCTCACCTTGACGACAACGGATGCAACTGGCCCCTCCTGAATGAACATATAGAGATATGCAAGAAAACAAAAGGCCTGTTCGGGGCAAATATAGGCGACTCCCACAACAACTGGGTAGGTCGGCTGGCAAGGCTCTATGCGGATCAGGATAGTTCCAAACAGACCGCAATTGAGCTTGTTAAGTGGTTCTTCCAAAAAAGCGGTATTGACTGGGCTGTTATCATCAAGGGCAACCATGACCTATGGAGCGGTACTGGAGACCCCCTGGACGCCCTTGCAGACGGTGTGGCGCCCATACTGGACTGGAACGCCCAATTCCAGATTGTCCCGCCCAAGGGCCGCACAGCCAAGATATGGGCCGCTCATGACTTTAAAGGGCATTCACAGTGGAACCCGCTGCACGGACCCTCCAAAAAGGCACAGATGACAGCGGCGGTAGCAGACCTCTACGTCTGCGGGCATAAACACAATTGGGGCATCTTCAAGACAGAGGACGGGGAAAATAACAACGTCTACACCACCCTCCGTCTGCGGGGATACAAATACGTTGATTCCTACGCCGATATTGGTGGGTTTGGCACCCAGAATGAGGGCGCAAGCGTTGTCACCGTCATCAACCCCTTTGCTAAGACAAACGGGCAATTCCTGACTGCATTTGAAGATGTGGAGACAGGCGCGGATTTCCTTAAATTCCTGAGAAAGAAATACAAGTGAGAACGGAAGAATTCGACAAAGCCATAAAAACCGTAACCCAAGAGCGCGGCGAAGTGTACGGCTCTGCCCTTCATAACCTTGAGAGATGTTCAAAGGGATGGGACATGATTTCAGCCTGTGAAGACCCAGCAACAAGAGCGGCCCTGTTTTACATATGGGGAAAGATGGTGCGGCTGATTTCCAACCCTGAACACCTTGATAGCATGATTGATATTGCAGGCTACGCAAGGACGATATGTATGGCACAGGATGAGCGTTCTGAAGAAGAGGCTAAAGAGTTTTGGAAAACACATGATTAATCTTGACCAGCTACGAGAATGTATCGTGCGGCCCGTATTAGAGCGGCTTGGCATGGCGGGGAAGAATGCGGAGAACCTCGTGATTGGTACGGGGTTGACAGAGAGCAAGTTTACCTATCTTAAACAGCTTGGCAGCGGCCCTGCATTGGGGTTTTACCAGTGTGAGCCTGCTACCTATACCGATATCCGCCGATGGCTCCACACGCGCCCTGAGCGGCTTTCTGACGTGCTTGGCGTGATAGAGAGAGACGAGTTACCGCCGTGTGAGCATCTTATGCACGATATTCGCTTGGCAACGGTTATCTGCCGTTTGCATTACTGGCGGAAGCCCGGAGCTATACCGTCAACCATAGAGGGGCAGGGGGAATACTGGAAGAAATATTATAACACTTATTTAGGCAAAGGAACGGTGGATAAATACGTCAGGGCTGCCAAGGCGCTGAAATGAGCGGACCCCCGGCCAATGATTGCGATAATCGCCTGCAACCTTTCGGATGCTCTCGGGTACTCCGGCACCTGTCCGCCCATCCCCCAACCATACCACAAAACCCGTTACTACACAACTATTTAGGAGAGTAAAATGACTAAAACACTACACAATTCAGACATCTCGGGAGCGCGCAAGAACGTTCTCGATATTCAGGTTTTCGGTGACGGAGACACATTCAAACTGCTTTGCAAGGCATCCTCTAAATCGGAAGGGTGGATGAAATCAACCAAGGCAATGGAGATTGCGGGCGTTGGCTGCGTTGTCCAAGTCACCACGCAGCAGGGCGTTAATGTTTCCGAGGCCGTTACTTTTGTGCCGGGCGTCCGTATCGCAGATGACGACTTTGGCGGCAGAAAACTTGTAAGCATTTAAAGGAGAGTAAAAATGCAACAGTACAACAAACTTATCGTCGCTGCGATTGGTATCGCGGTGATGGTGCTTAAAGACCAGATCGGCCTTGACCTGACAAGCGTAGAGCCTGCGCTTATTGATGCGGTTCTCGGCCTTCTAACAGCGGTTGCTGTCTGGCGTGTCCCGAACAAACCGGCAGAAGCCGACCCCATGCAGGAGATCCAAAATGAAAAGTAAGTTCGCACTTGTCGGGCTGTTGGTGTTGGGGGCGTGTACGTCCTTGACGCCAACTCAGGAACTCATTACCGCTTGTGAAGCAGGAGAGCGCGCCCGTATTCAAGTGGCAAACGCTATGGACGCGGGACAGATTACAAGCCCTGACAAGATCAAGCGCATTCTGGCTGTTAGCGATTCAATCCATGCCGTCTGCACTAACCGGGAGTTTATCCGTAACCCCAATATTTCTAACGCCGCCGTTCTGGTTGCAGGACAGGCCGCAATTCTTACAGATGCCCTCCTGGAGGTGAACTAATGGAAACCGCAGCACTTATCAGACTTCTATCCATGGCGTCCGTTGAGGCCGTCAACATGTGGGCTAAATATGATGCCCGTGTGAAAGCGGGAGAGATGACGCCGGAACAGGTAGAGATTGAAATCGATCAAATGGTTGCCGGGCAGAATACGTCTAAGGCTATTCTGGATGAGGCGGCTGCGCGGGTGCTTGGTAAGTAGGCTGGTTGATAATGCCAGCCATTACTTATCCTTGATGCGAAGTTGGATTAGGCTTCATTTGCCAAGCAACTTCTTGAACCACGTAGTTGGGAACCGGCCCGTCAGAAGGCCAGACCCTTGCTCGTAATGTTTGAAAGAACCTATCGCGGCCTATCTCGTCAATCATAATCTCAAGATTGGGATCTAGTTCGTCTCCATACATTCTCATTACTTATCCTTTGTGGGCCTTCATTGCTAATTCGTAGTTTTCCCGCGCTATCCTTGCGTTCTCAATAGCTTGGCTGCGTAGTTCCTTTACATTGCGGGCGTCGATAAATATGCCGAGAAGTATAGACAGCAACCCAATGCGAGGGGTAGGGCGTTCCAGCCGTTCAACGCGGCACTCTAAATTATTAATTTGTGAGTAAATATCCATCCCCACCTTATAGCACATTTTTCCCTTGTTAACAAGATATTAGTGGATTATAATGTTCTGGACATGTCCAGCCCCTCTGCTTCGGTACGGGTTGGCCTTCTATAGTGCGGCGGCGAAAGTCGTTTTCTCAGTGTTGTTTGTGGAATAGGGTTTCTCGTAGACGCAGGATTCAACGCCGAGCCGATGCGTTCCCCGAGATTAAATTGGCGCACCGTAAGTTTCCCAAGTCGGCTTGGTGGCAGCCCATCTCAAAAAGCGATACCACGGCATGAGGGTTAAGCCGGTAACCAATCCGGCCCGCACTTACCTTGCCAAGCAAATATATACACACGGTTATTGTGGGGGCGGGGGTAGAGGTTTTATGCTGACGTACACGCAAATCAAGCAAACAAAAGCATGTATCGCTGCCATACCTAAGTCGCCTCTATAAAAATATCCTCCCGCAAATAAGGCGTTACCTGCTGCGGCAAAATGTAAAAACTCCATATCCATTCCTTTCCACTGTGTTGGTTAGGGGTTAGTCTGAGTTCATTGTTATTTCAACCAGTTTTCCATCGGTGAATTTAGCCTTGTACGCCCTGTTTGGGTATTCAGGTGTATTGAACCCGCTAAAATAAACATACCCGTGAAAAGGTATTCTTTTTTCTCCGACGGGTATACTCTTCCATATTCCGCACAGCGCCTTTAGCCCGGTATCGTTCGGATAGGGCCGTTCTTCTTTCGGGCACTCAACTATTTCCGTTTCATGATATATAAGGTCGCCGTCTTTTGTGATAGTGTACCGCTCCATTCTGCATCCAAAACATTTTGTCTGTAGGCCGAAAGGCGGACTGCCATCCGGCAAATCAACCTCACATTCCAGATGATCGTACATTCCCATACCATATCCCTCCTAAACCACTGTGCCCGTTTTGTGCGCACGCTTTCATGTAATTGCTCTACCTCAAGGAAGGCATAAGCCCTCTGTGTCTGGGCAATTGTCGCATGGCCTAACCACTTGCTTACCCGCTCCTGTATCCAGCGAGACGAAAACCCCGTCTTGTCAGCAAAATATGAGGGCGGGCGGTATTGCATTAGTCGTGGTGCCACTTGCTGATAAATTCTTCTGACGGGTAGTCTGTCTTTATGTACAGATATTTACCGCAACAGCTTATTTTAACATCAGTGATTATCTGCTCTATCAGGTCGCCGTTATTAAGCCTTAAGTCCTGCTTGTGACGGATATAGCCCTGCTTTTCCAAATCCGTTTTCTCGCTGTTAATGATGCGGGAGTTCCGTTCTTCGGCAAGCCGCCGTCGTGTAAAGTCAGTTACAAGCATCCTCAATCCACCACAGTTACAATTGTTGATCCGGCAATCCTGAGCGTGATACCGTTCGCCTTGACAGACTTCGCGCCCATCCTGATTGCGGCCTTTACGTTCTCTGTCATAATTGCCTCTCGCATTTCATCGAAGTCGATCCCGTGTACCCGTTCGCAGTAGCGGATTAGCGCGTGGTCGCTGACGTTGGGCTTCTTCTGTGCGTCCGCCAGCTTGGCAATAATGGCTTGCCTTTCGCTCTGTAATCTGCTAAGTTCTTGTTGTGAAGGGCGTAATTTGACTTGCAGCTTTTCAATCTCCTGATTGAGCGCGTCTAGCTTGCCCTGCAATGTTACGGCAATATTCATTCACTCCTCCTTTGATAGGGCTGCGCGGACTATTTCGCCGTGATGTGAAATTCCTCCAACTTCGGCCTCGTAATCCGCTATAAAGTCCAGACATGATTCCAACGCCTCCCGATACTCCTCACACCGCGCCTCTAGGGCGGCTATGCGGTTGCGATATGGCTCGAAGGTATCAACAACGGCTCCGGCAACCTTTTCGAGCGTTGCGTCTTGCTCGCGTACTTCCTTACTTAATGGGTTCATCTACTCACTCCTCCGTTAATGCTTTGATTGCTGCTTGAGCATAGTCAAAGACCACATCATATTTTTCATCGGGGATTTCTGGCGCATTTTCCCACGATATAGGCTCTAAAACATGCTCATCTCCCCAATCATCTAGGGCTTTCATTTCTGTGGCTGGATCAACCTCATAAATCGCCCTCGCCACCCTCTCTTCCGCACCTTCCAGCTTGACAAGCGCGTAACCGGGGGGAGTGGTGCGGGCGTTCCATGCTGCAATTGCTTCGGCCTCGCTTGAATGCACCTCACTCTGCCCGCCGCAATCGTCGCAATAAACGCTTGCGTATGCGGACGTGCTTTCTATGTCCGCTTCGCCGCCACAAAACGGGCACGGCTTCAAATCATCCATTGTTCCATCTTCTGCCATCACTCACCCTCCGTTAATGCTTTGATTGCTGCTTTCCAGATTGACACGGGATAAAAGTCAGGGTGAAATTCACCGTTAAATTCTTTCTCCATCGCCCCAATCATTTCAATTGTCGGCTCTATAGGTACAAGCGCGTAACCGGGGGGAGTGGTGCGGGCGTTCCATGCTTTCCGAGCGCGTTGCTCCGTCTCCTCTGATGTATCTCCTCTATCAGCGAGAATATGCGGCCCCTGGGCGTAGCATTCTGAACAACATACCCACCGCCAATAGGTTGAAAGGGCAGTACAGCCATCGGTTTCTTTTTCTGCATCGCATCCACAAAACGGGCACGGCTTCAAATCATCCATTGTTCCATCTCCTTCACTATATCCTCCCGCTCGATATGGGGGATTACGTCGGCGGCTATGAAGTCCAGAGTCCGCTCGTAAAATTCCGTAAATTCTCTCTGATCCATCTTGGCAAAAGAGATTGACTTAGGCATGTAACCTGTTGTATCCTTTAATTTAATCGGGATAGTATACCCTAATTTTAGCTTGATTGCATACAACAATTCTGTGATATTCTGGAAATATTCCTGATTGTCCAAGACGAGTTTCAGCAGGGCAAAAAACTTCCTGTGGTGCGCCACGTTCCGCCCTTGCGTTAAGGTGGCCTTGAGCGTCACAGAGCGGGGCAGGGAGCGCATTAACTCCTCCGACATACTGTCAGCAGGGACGAGGGTATTTAAGCCGCCACGGCGCAAGTAAAGGGTCTCAGCCACTCGCTATCTCCAACTTAATGTCTTCGAAGTCCATCGGTGTGTAGTTAATTTGCTCAACAGAGACATTGAAATATTTATTGCTGGCGATTTTATTGGCGTGCAGGTGGCCGTGGATATTACCTAGCCACCTTTCACAGCTATCGGGATGGATTGGTATATGCGTAAAGACGTAATTATCACGCACATAACAACCAAAGACCCTTGAAAAGTGGCGTCTATACCGACTTTCAGAAAATCTATCGTGATTTCCCCTAATCAGGTATTTCTTACCGTTAAGTTGCGGTAATACCTCGTCGTGTGCCTGCCCTGAAAACGATACATCACCACAGTGCAAGACAAGATCGCCGCTCGATACAACGTAATTCCAATTATCAATAATGGTTGCGTGCATCTCTTTTAATGAAGAGAATGGGCGTAACGGTGAACCATCGGAGCACTTAAAATTCTCGAACGTGGCTGAGTGCCCGAAGTGTGTATCGCTAATTACAAAAACCTTACTCATCTTTCCAAACTCCGTATTTTCTCCGACTAAAAGCGTGCGTTTCCCTGACACTCATGTTAAAATGTCTCCTATAGAACAGCGGTTCATTTTTCGCCTGTTCCTGGTGGTGCAGATAGCAGAGGGCCAACACCAGATCGTCACTTGGTTTAAGTCCCATGCCGCCATTGGAAAGCGCACGTATGTGACAAGCAACTGTTGTCTCCGTCGATCCGCAAACCTCGCAAGGCCTACCGTTAAAGCTCCGTAGATATGGCTTATCCTTAACGCGTGGCTCTGTACCAAATTCGAGCTTACTTTTATCAATCGGCTCATATGATTTACGCCGTCTCTTTCTTCGTATAAATCCCACAAAACGCCTCTAATAAACTCCCGGCCTTACGAGGGCACAGTGGCCGGGATAACTGAAAAATATACGCCCCTCTGACACGGCTGTTGCCTACTGGCCGTGTGTTAGTGAATGCATGGACTGAATGGGATGTCGTCCCCGAAGTCCCCACCCGCAGCAGAGCCGCTATCGTAACCACTCTGCCCGCCGTCTAACCCCTTGGGGCTGTCAAGCATCTCGATATTCTGGACAACGAGTTCCGTTGTGTAGACGGTGGTTCCGTCCTTGTCATAGCTGCGGGTTTGCCACTTGCCGGAGACGTAAAGTTTTGAGCCTTTGTTGATGTAGCTCTCAATCACACCGCAAAGCCCTTCCTGAAAACAGACGCACCTTATCCACTCCGTCCGCTCTTGACGTTCGCCTGATTGATCTTTCCATTTTTCTGATACAGCAATGGAGAAAGTCGCAACCTTCTTCCCTGCGTTCGTGTGGCGAATTTCCGGCGCTTTGCCGACATTGCCTATAAAGTTGCATTGATTAAGCATTATTCATTCCTTTCAATAATTTCCTGCCAGACCACGCCCTGCCGAAACACGCCTAGACGCACCTAACCCCGCCTGCCACGCCTGACCTCGCCACACCACCGCATACCTTGCCTGACCTGACCCCGCCTTACCTGCCAAACCGCGCCGCACCATGCCGTACCCTGCCAAACCTCGCCTGCCTTGCCATACCGAGACTTACCCCGCATTACCTTACCTCGCCCTGCCTGCCATACCCAAACTCACCATGCCGTGCCGGACCGTGCCTGACCTCGCCTGCCTTACCAAACCCTGACCCCGCCTTACCTGCCAAACCGTGCCCAACCTAACCGCGCCGCACCTCACCCCACCGTGCCTGCCTAAGCGACGATGCTCTCCACCTCCCTGATTGCCTCATGCACAACCGAAAGCTCGTGAAGGTCTTCATATGTCCTCCGCCATGCGGAAAGTTCGCGAAAAGCCTTTTGCAAGACTTGCTGGCGCAATTCCTCGTCACTCATGGCGGTAGCAATTGACGTGTAATGAGGCTTGTCTTCAACCCGGACAGAGACAAAAGCTCTGACCGGTTCCTTGATCTCCAGAACATCATCTTCCACAACCACGATGCTGCGGATCAGGAATTTCGCTTGATCCTTTCTGTGGGCATCCGCTGCCCGCTTGTCATCCCATTCAAAAACACTGTGAATAGGGGAGGCTTTGCGTTTCGCCGCCCTGACAATGTTGTCTGGGGTTAGCTGCCCGTTGTGCTGTACGCGGATGCGCTCTAGTTCCGTTCCGGCCTTTTGCGCGTCAATGTGAGAGAGAAAGCCTGTTTTCCACTTGTAAATCATGCCGCCATCTCCTCACCGGTTGCTACGTGAAACATCCCGTATGAGCCGTTCTTCTGCGGCCTCCATTCCCCAACACCGATACCGAAGCCAGCGACATTGAACAGGTTCACAATCTGCTCGGCAGAGAGAACATTTTCGTTGTACCGAACCTCAAGCGTGGTTTTCCATTTTTCGAACTGTCCGCGATAGCGAATGTCCGCCGTTCCCATAGCAATCCGCACCATGTCCTCGCGGGGTGTCGGGTCGTCTCCCTCAATTTTTGCCATCTCGCCGTTAATGTGAAATGCGCCCCGCGCAGCAACTTTTGTTACGCCGTCAACATGGGAGCAGGCATTTACCGCCGCCGCCTTGAACGCCACGACCGGGAAACCATAACCGCCATCCGGGTGAGCGTAGAGGCTGTCTTTGAAGTCCTGCTCAGGGTTTTTTGATTCCTTCGCAGTTTTCGCCCGCTTCATCTGCTTATCCAGCATCATCTTCTTGGCCTTGTCAGACCATTTGTGGCAAATTAGAGGGCTGTCTCCGATGAGAGTCACCTCCATAACCTGAATGTTCATTTTCGGTAGTTCAATAACGGTTTCTTTTTTGGTCATAATTCTCTCCTATGCTGCTTCCGTTTTAAATCTGTCGCGGATATCCATAAGCCTCTGCTGGTAGTCCGGCGGCAGGGTGTCTATGTCGTCTATGTTCTCGTTCCACACCTGAATAACCTCTTGCGCTGTTTGCGCGGCATTCAGGGCGTTGGCGATACTCATGCCTTTTGCCTTGATGCTCTCGTTTACCGTGGGGCGTGTCTTTTCCACCTTTGTAATAGGAGGCTCTTGCTTGGCAGACTGTTTGAAATCGTCGGCTTCTTCCTCCGAATACGCCAGCCCATGCAGGCCAATCAGTTTGAGAATTACCCGGTCTTTCGCCCGCTTCTCTGCCATGGCAAAGGGGTATCCAGCCTGCTTGCCGCTAACCCTGTAATTCAGATCAATAACCGCCTCACCTACGGACCATTCCATTTGATCCCCCAGATAACCCACAACTGTCATAACTGCGGCGCGGGGTTCTGTTACCTGAAACGTTGGCGGGTCAAATTTGATACCTGCCTTGACAGCAATTTCCTCACAAGCCTTGTGATAAATTACCCAAGTGCCGTGGCAATCCCATACGGCTGATTTTGGGTCATCGTGATACTGCTTGAGAATATCAACCAGCTTCGGGTCCATTTTAGCCATTCCGCACTCCTATCAGCTTCTTGTGAATCTCCCGCGTTTTCCGAACATCATCCCGGTTGTATTCCGCGATTTCGGCGTATTCGCCGCGCTCCCACATTCCAGCAACATCCGCGCCAGTCGTGGTTTTTCTCTCGCCAAGGAGGGCGTAGGCGAGGGTATC